CCAAATGTTTATACAGATGTCTATAATGACATATTTTTAAAAAGATACGTAACTGCTTTATTCAAAAAACAATGGGGTTCTAATTTAAGTAAATTTGATGGAGTTGCAATGCTTGGTGGAGTTACATTAAATGGAAAAGAAATTTACTCACAAGCATTAACAGACATTGATACTTTAGAAATAAAATTAAGAAGCGAGTTTGAAGAACCGCAACCTTTTATGATAGGATAATGCTATGCCAGTTAATCATTACTTTCAAGGTGGTATGGGAATTGGCAACGCTGCCGAAAAAAGACTACACGAAGATATAGTTGTTGAAAGTCTTAAAATGTTTGGCAATGATGTCTATTATTTGCCACGAACACTAGTCAACAAAGATTTAATTTTAGGAGAAGACGTAACTAGCAAGTTTGATGATTCTTACTTGATAGAAATGTACTTTGAAACTAACCAAGGATTTGCTGGTGAACAGGAAATTATTAGTAAATTTGGATTAGAAATTAGAGATGACACAACTTTAGTTGTTGCAAAACGAAGTTGGGATAATTTAGTTGGTAATAAAAGTGGTGGTTTAATTAGACCTCTTTTTACAGGTAGACCAAATGAAGGTGATATTATATTTGTGCCTTTGATGAAATCTTTTTTTGAAATTTTATTTGTAGAAGACCAAGAACCATTTTTCCAATTAGGCAATCTGCCAGTTTATAAACTTAAAGTCACTCGTTGGGAATATGCAAGTGAAAAACTTGATACTGGTTTACAAACTATTGACCAACACGAAGATACACATACACTAGACCAGTTGCAATATAAAATGACATTGGAATATGGAGTAGAAGTTATATATGGTGCAGGTTCGGTACAATTAGAAGACTACCACGATTTTTCTACAGGACAACCAGCGTTTTTATTAAATGAAGATTACACGGTGCCTAATATACAAACACAATCACCTTATGCAGATAATTTAGATTTAAATACAGAAGCGGGTTATGATACTCTTACTGTTTCAGATGATATATTAGATTTTACTGAAAGAAATCCTTTTGGGGAGGTTGACGAATAATGTTTGGTACTCATTTTTATAATCAAGGTTTAAGAAAATTAACTATTGCATTTGGTCAGATTTTTAATAATATAATTCTTCAACAAAAATCTAGTACAGGTGCTGTTACTAAAAGAATACGTGTGCCTTTAGCATATGCACCTAAAGAAAAATTTATAGCAAGATTAGAACAACAAGCAAATTTGCAAAAAGGTAGAACCTTTGCAATTACTTTACCTAGAATGGGATTTGAATTGAAGGGATTAAAATATGACGCTAGTAGAAAATTAAATAAAATTCAAAAAACATTTAAAGTTAAAACAGATGATTCAACAGTACATAATTATAATTATACACCTGTGCCATATGATATAAGTTTTAACCTTTATTCTTTTACTGCAACAGCAGAAAATGGATTACAGATTATTGAACAAATACTACCTTTTTTTCAACCTGATTATACAGTTACAGTTAATGTAATTCCTGAATTAGGTCTTAAAAGAGATATACCAATAGTTTTAAATAATGTAGATTATGAAGATACTTATGATGGTGAATTTAATAAGCGAAGAGCTGTTATATATACTTTAGGGTTTACTGCTAAAACTTACTTATATGGTCCTATGACAAAAGGTAAGATTATCAGAAAAGTACAATCAGATATAGGATCATCTACGGATGCTCCTTTATCAAGAGAGGCAAGAATTATAGTTATACCTAAACCTGAATCGGCGAATGCTGATGATGATTTTGGATTTACAACTACAATATCTTTTTATGATGATACAAAGAAATATAATCCAGTAACAGGAGAAGATGAATAATGAGTAAATTAGAAGATAGTGTAAATGAAATATTAGGTTTAGATAGTAAAAAAATTGAACCTGAAAAATTTGAAGTCCCAGTACCAAGAGATACTGGAAAAAGTGTTACTGTAGAAAAATATTTAGATAAAGATTCTGATTACAGTAGAGAAAACTATTACAATTTAATAGAAAAGGGACAAGAAGCAATACAAGGAATATTAGATATTGCAAAAGAAGGACAACACCCTAGAGCATATGAAGTTGTTGGTCAGTTAATTGGACAAGTTGGAGATACGGTAGATAAACTACAAGACTTACAAAAGAAATTAAAAGATTTAAAAGATTTACCTGGAAGAACAAGTGCGAATATTAAAAATGCTTTGTTCGTAGGTTCAACTGCTGAATTACAAAAAATGTTAAATAAAAAACGTGAAAATGAAACTGTTAAAAGCGAAACAAAAGAACCTAAAAAAGATTAATATATCTTTAGAAGATTTGACTTATATCAAATCAATGCCACCATTAAAAGAATTATTAGATGGTGAAGAATTACAAATCCCAATAGAAGTACAGAAACATACTATATCAAAAATACCTAGATATGGTGTTGCAAAAACACCATATAAAGAGAAACTATATAGTGTATATAAAGGTAGTCAAAGAGTACAGGCAGCTAAACAATTAGGCTATACTCATATAGAAGGAGTGATAATTAATGAGTGAATTAAAAGAACATAATTTACCATTTAATAGTTTTATCGGAGGTTGGTATATTGATCCTAAAATTTGTGATGACCTTATAACCTTATTTAAATCACAAAAAGAACATCAAAAGCCAGGAGTTGTAGGTAGTCCTTACAATGTTGACCTTACTAAAAAAGATTCTATAGACCTAGGTATAGATGAAAATTTTACTGGTGAAAGTTTTGTAAAATATACAAAACAATTGAAAGAAGTTATTAGTCTATACGAAAATAAATATCCTGAGCTTAAAGGAATTAAGCCATTTGGAATGGTTGAAGGAGCAATTATACAATATTATTCGCCAGGAGGAGGTTATTTTTCTGAGCACCACGAAAGAAGTTGCTTACAAAATAATCGTTGCCTGGTTTGGATGACTTATTTAAATGATGTTCCTGAAGGTGGTACACATTTTAAATATCAGAATTTAACAACTCCTGCTAAAAAAGGATTAACGCTTATTTGGCCACCAGATTTTACTCATACGCATAGTGGCCAAACTACCAAGCTCCACGAAAAATATATCATAACTGGTTGGATGGGATATATTGTGGATAAATATATACCAGGAGAGGTAAAACAATGAGTGTAACAGACGCATATTTAGGAAATCCAAATTTAAAGAAAGTAAATACGGCAGTTGAATTTACTAAAGAAGAAATTGAAGAATTTGATAGATGTGCTAAAGACCCAATATATTTTATGGAGAAATGGTTTAAAATAGTTTCTCTTGACGAAGGTCTTATAGATTTTAATTTATATCCTTTCCAAAAAAAGATAGTAAGAACAATACATAATAATCGTTTTACGATTGCAAAACTACCTAGACAATCAGGTAAATCTACTACAACAATTGCATACCTTTTACACTTTGCAATATTTAATCCAAATTCAAACATAGCAATTCTTGCTAATAAATCTTCAACTGCTAGAGATATATTAGGAAGACTACAACTTGCATATGAAAATTTACCTAAATGGTTACAGCAAGGTGTAATCAATTGGAATAAAGGTAGTATTGAATTAGAAAATAAATCTCAAATTATTGCTGCTGCTACATCTTCAAGTGCAATAAGAGGAGGTACATATAATATAATATTTCTTGATGAGTTTGCTTTCGTACCTGCTAACATTGCTGAAATGTTTTTTAGTTCCGTTTACCCTACTATTACATCTGGTAAAACTTCAAAGGTTGTTATTGTATCAACCCCACACGGTATGAATCAGTTTTATAAATTGTGGATGGATTCTGAAACTGGTAAAAATGATTATGTTCCTATTGAGGTGCATTGGTCGGAAGTTCCAGGAAGAGATGAAGCTTGGAAAGAAATGACTATAAGAAATACATCTAAAGAACAATTCCAACAAGAGTTTGAGTGTGAATTTTTAGGTAGTGTTGATACATTAATTTCACCAATTAAAATTAAAGCAACTCCTTATATGACACCAATAACTTCAAGTGGTAATTTAGATGTGTTTGAAAATCCTATAAATGGTAGAAATTATGTTTGTTGTGTTGACGTAGCAAGAGGAGTAGAAAAAGATTATTCAGCATTTTTAATTTTTGATGTAACACAAATGCCTTATAAAATTGTAGCAAAATATAAAAGTAATGAAGTTAAACCTATTTTATTTCCACATATAATATCTAAAGCTTGTACAGGATATAACAAAGCAGAAATACTTGTTGAACAAATGATATAGGACAGCAAATAGGTGAAGCTTTAAATTATGAATTAGAGTATGCTAATCTATTAATGACTACACAAAGAGGACGAGCAGGACAGATTTTAGGTGCAGGATATAGTGGAAGAGGAAGTGGTTTTGGTGTCCGTATGACAAAACAAATTAAAAAAATTGGTTGTTCTAATATCAAAACATTAATTGAAGGTGATAAAGTAATCATTAATGATTTTAATATCATAGAAGAAATGTCAACATTTTCTCGTAGAGGTAATTCTTGGAAAGCGGAAGATGGTTGTAATGATGACTTAATGACTTGTCTTGTATTATTTGGTTGGTTATCTAATCAAGCCTTCTTTAAAGAATTGACTAATACAAATGCTAGACAACAATTATATGAAGAGCAAGAAAAATTAATAGAACAAGATATGGCACCTTTTGGATTTGTAGATGATGGTATACCTGACTGGGAAAAACCAGAAACAGATGAATATGGAACAGTTTGGTATCCAGTAGTGAGAAAAGGGCTCTAGTTTACGCAAATTATAAATATCCGTAGTAATGAGATTTGACTATGGGCGTAAGAAAACTTACGAGTTTTGATTATTTTAAAATTAAATTAGCTAATTAAAAGGAGAAAACCTAATGGCATTTCAAGTATCACCAGGTGTTCTCGTACAGGAAAAAGATTTAACAAGAATCATTCCTGCCGTATCAACGTCAACTGGAGCTTTTGCTGGACAATTTAGTAAAGGACCTCTTGATGAAGTTGTAAGTATCGGTAGCGAAAGTGAGTTAGTATCTACATTTGGAAAACCAGATAGCTCAAACTTTGAGAGTTTTTTTAGTGCTTCAAATTTTTTACAATACTCAAATTCTTTGAGGATTGTTCGTGTACAGAATGCTAATGTGTCAAATGCAACTGAAAGTGGTAGTGCATTTGTCATAAAAAATACTACTGATTACCAAGATAATTATGCTGACGGTTCAGCTTCTGTAGGAATGTGGGCAAGTAGAACAGCAGGTGCGTGGGGAAATAATTTAAGTGTTTCTCAATGTGCTTCTGCTACTGCTTACGAAGAAGCAAGTAAAACAACAGCAACAGCGGCTTCCGTTGGTGCTACAGTTGTAACAGTTGCTTCTGGTACAGGAATTGGTGCTGGAGATATAGTTAACTTTGGTGATGAATATGAATATAGAGTTGTTAGTGTTGCAACTAATGACTTAAGCATTGTAAGAAAAGAAGAACCTTCTTACTATGGAACAACTAACTCCTCTGGATTACAATCGGCAATTACTGGAACGCCTGCTGTAAGACGTAGATGGAGATATTATGATATTTTTGACAAGGCACCAGGAACATCACCTTATGCACAAGCAAGAGGTGGGGTCAATG